GATGCCGTGCGGCTTTCGGAGAGCTTGCTCGCAACCTTCCCAAACGTCGAAACGACTTTGCCCGCGCCGCTGGTGATTCCGCCCAGCACGCGCACGACCGGTCCGGACGCCGCAGTCAAGGCGATGAGTTTTAGGATGGTCGCCTGCGTCTCCGGGGGCAATTCGCTGAACTGCTTGGCGAGATTACCGACCGACTGCGCCACTTCCTTGATGGCCGGCATCGAATCGTTCAGCGCCTTAAACAGAGTATCAGATACGGGCTTCAACTCTTTGGCAAGGCCATTTTTTAGCATTTGGAGCTGTTCTTGCCAATCATATGTATCCTCCGCCGCCTTGCCTATGGTCTCCCCGCTGGATGCGATGGACTTTGCGAATTCGTCGATATCCAGCTTGCCGGCGCGAATCTGTCGCGCCACGTCGCCGCCTGCGCGCGCTCCAAACACCTCGATGGCGATGCGTGTTGCCTCGGTCTCGGACCCGGCCTCCTTGATGCGCTTTGTGACGTCAGCCAGCCCTTCGGACATGCTCTTTCCGTCTTTGGCGAATGTGGCCGCCGACTTCTTGAGCGCGCCCAGCACCGCCTCGGAGTTCACGCCCGCTTGCTCGAATTTACCGATGAGCGCTGCGGATTCCTCGAACGTGAAGCCGAGGTTCTGCAGCGTCGGCGCAAAATCCGTGACCTTCTTGGTCAGGTCCACGACCTTTATCCCGGTCGCCTGTGACACCTTAAAAATGGTGTTCAGGCCGTCGCCCATCTTGTCAGCGGGCACGTTCCACGCCTGAAACGCCCGCGTGGATTCCTCTATGGACGTCGTGACGTTCTCGCCCGTGATGTGCGCCAGTTCGAGGTACTGCTGAGCGAGGGATTGCAGGGGCTTGCCCGTCAGCCCGAGGCGCGTATTGAGGTCGGCTATCGCCCCGGCGGTGTCCTCCATCGTAGAGGGGACGTTTCCCAGGACCTCCTCGAAGTCCGCCTCCAGGCCCTTCAAGGCTTCCCCAGTCGCACCGGTACCGATGCGGATGGTGTCTGACGCGTTGTCAAACTCGCCCGCCAGCTTCACAAGTCCAGCCGCAGCCGCCGCGATGGGAACCGTTATGCCCTTGGTCATGCCGGAGCCAACCTTCGACGTTTTGTCACCGATGCCCTGCATCTTCTTTCCGGCCTTTTCGGCGGCGTCCCCGGCTTTTTTCAGACGGCTTTCCTGCAGGAGCAGGTCTTTGTTTGCCTGCGCTAGCTGGGCTTGCATTTTCCCAAGGCCGGCCTCGGCGTTCGCGACGTCGATCTTATACCGCGTAACGGCATCGGCTGCCCTGTCCACCTCTGCCTGCTGGCGTTTGAACTCGTCTGTGCCCTCCATGCCTGCCTTGCGCATGTCCTCCAGCTTGGCTGCAGCATCATCATAGCGCTTAGTTGCCTGCTGGACGGCGTTTTGGGCCTCCGCAACCTTCTGTTTTTGGAGCTGTATCTGCTTTGTAAGCCCTTCCGCCTTCGCGGAGAGCTTGGCTTGCTTGTCGCCGGACGCATCGAAGGCGCTGGCGGAAGCTTTCATCTGCGCGTTGAGAAGGGCCTGCTCTTTGTTAATGCCCTTTATGGCATCCTTATATTGCCGCTCGCCGTCGAGCGCAAATGTGGTTTTGATCTCGCGTTTCGCCGCCATGCCCGCGCCTCCCTTACTTCATGCCGCGTTCGGCAAGCCAATCATCATAAATATCCAGCAATCTCCGCTCCACAAGAGGTCCTGCTATCTCATCAGCATCGTCAACCCAATGGCTGCCCTTCCGTCGAGAGGTGCCGTAATGGAGCACGAAGGCGACCTCCGCAGTCCTGACGCCTTTGCGGTTCTTCCCTTGCGGGTAAATATCGATTTCTTTAATGTCTCCTACCTGCCTGGGTATCCGCGGATAGCCAATGGAGTTTATAAGGTCGCCGGTATCGCGATGCTTATGCATTTCAGCCGACCGCTTCCATGCCTTTTTGACCTCGGCCGCGCCGGCGAAGAGCATCTCCTCGGCCAACTCGCCGGTGCTCTCGCCCATTGCGTTCATGTCCATGATGAGGTCGTCAAGGCCGCTTGTATCGAACCGCGCCATTTACAACCACTCCTCCGGCCACTCCTTGTATACATCTACGCCCTTTGAGAGCAGATCGCGTTTTCGCATGATGTCAAGCGCCCTCATGGTAGTTTCTCCGAATTCCGCAGGAGAGAGGCCAGCCACTGAAACCGCGAACCAGTACCACTGTCCCCAAGGGGTTCTGTCAACGATTCCTTTTTTTTTAGCTCCGCCTGTGTATCCGGCCAGTCTTCGTCAAGGTCTTTCCCGGAATCCACATGCCCGTCCGGTTCCGGCAAATAATGTGTTATGCCATCAATAACCGCGTTCATATTATCCAGAAGGTGGTCGTTCGTATAGATGTCGCAGAACGCCTTGTAATCGATGCTTGGCCGCGCAGCGCGCATTGCGCCGTATATGAACGCGATGATGGCCGTCATATCCATGGATTTTCCGCTCAGCTTCTCAATGAGGATGTCGTACGTTGCCTCCTCCCCGGCCGTCATGCGATAATATTCCAGCGCATAGAGTATCGCGTTGTTATTCCAGCGCATGCGGTACTGCCTGGGCTTCTCCGCGCCCAGTGTCGCGTAGTTCTCGAATGGATATAGGTCCTGCAATTCTTCGTTCTTCATGCACAACGAGGGGCGGCCAGCGCCGCCCCTCTGCCTCCTCTCGCATTTACGGCGTGATTGTGTACGCCGCAGTCAATACCTCGGACGGTTTCATAGCCGGATGGATAGCGATAGCCTTGATTGTTACCGCCGATGTTATTTCTATGGGGTCCAGATATACCAGGCTGTCCGCGGTCGGAGTGGAACCGTCCAGCGTGTAGTATATGGACGCCCCAACGGTAGTAGTAGCCAGCGCAACCGTGGTGCCGGACGCCACCGCGCCCGCAGGCGGAGTTGCCGTCGGTGTGGCCGCCTGCTCGGCGTAAGGCTCGCCGTACTCCTGCGGCGTGGCGAACCATGCCGCGATTTTTGCCGGGTCAGCATTGGGCGTATCTTCGCGGATGCTGAACCGGATATGTCCATCGTCGCGCGCGTAGAAGCGTCCGGTCAGATTGTGGGTCTGGAACGTCACGCCGCCCTGCGTCTTTGTGTTGGCCGTCTCGGAGAATTCCTTGAATTTCCCGCGATAGAGCACGACATACTTGAACAGCGTGGGGCCGCTCTGCTTCGATAGTTCCTCTTTCCATCCTATGGCGACTTCCTGTGCTACGTCAGTATTCGTGACCAGTATGCCGCCGCCCGTGTCGAGCGCCTGACCAAGCAGAGCGGCTCGCACCGCATCGGTGAGTTGCGATGCGTTGATGGTCACGTCGTATGCAACGACCAGCGAAAGGTCGTCCTCCACGCCGTCGTCGGATTCAAGCGTGCCCTCCATGAGTACCGGCGCGACCTGAATCTGTATCAGGCGCGAGAGCTTTTGTGGCGTTCCATACGACCCGTCAGCCAGTATCGGCCACATGGTCAGATTGCGCGCGCCAATCGGTTTCCCGACATATGCCATTGTTTTTCCCTCCTAAAAATGGCTTCACCCGTTATAGTAGCAGGTGAAGATGTGATGATGGTATTTCGTTTCGTTCTCGTAGTCCCGCTCATACTCGAACGGGATACCGGCTGTTTCCAGCGCGGACCATATCGCGTCCACGATGGGGTCTTTGTCTGTCTTGGTGAATCGGTCCACATAGATGCGCTGCACCTGGTCGTCTCCTATATCGTCTGACATTTCCCGAACTATGCCGCCGGGGGTCCACGTCGTGTAGTTGCCTGTCCCCGGCCCGTCGAACTTCGTAATGTTCGGGTCGGCGGCAAGCAGGATGTCGCGGAAAGGGTCAAGGTCAAGCATAGGCGCTCACCGCCTTTGCAAGGCTAATATCGCTTATAAGCTCCCCGCTATCGTCATCCCTGCCGTGGTATACCCGCCTAACCTCATAAAGATGCCCGGTTGCCGCGTGCGGCGCGAGCTTGATGATGCTCTTATTGTTGATGCGCCGGTCCTGCAGCACGCGGATGCGCGCGCTTATCTCGATGTCTGTCTGGTCCTCGGTCTGAAAGGCCGGGGCCGTTTCAAAGTCCAATTCCCCGTACCACATCTCGGCCAGCAATTCCAAGCCTTCCGCAGGCTGTTCGCCGGGCGGCGCGGTGTTAGCGACCTCGTAGACCGAGCAGATGCCTTTATCCAGAATCATCAGGGACAGCCCCTTTCAGCCATAGTTCGCGCATCCTCAGGCGCAGCCATTCCGGCATGCCACCGGCCGTGTCCCGGTTTTGATAATGCCACACCACGTAATCCGCAAGGAATACGGCGTGGTCCACGCTGTCCGCCGCCAGCACGATGCCCTTGCGGGCAAGCTCGGCGTCCGCCGCTGCGATGCGCTGTGTCAGGTACGAATCAAGCGAGGTATCGGAGGCGAGGCGGTTCAGCCTCGCCTTCACGATTCCAAGTACGGTTTCTGCGGTATATGCCACCAGCCCCGCCTCCTATCATTACGCCTTTGCTACTACCTGCGCGCTGCCGACCTTAATCGCCCTGCCTTCGTCGTTCAGCTCAACAACGGTGATTATGGTACCGGTAGCCGCAGTAATCTCATCGCTGCCGTCCCATGCAGTGAACCCGACGGGTTTGGTGCCGTTCTTGATGTCAATCGCCTTGCCCGCAACCTTATATGCCAGCGTGGTGCCGGAGGATTCGGTGCCAGCAACAGTAACCACCGTATCACCGCTCGTGGTAGCCGAAGCCGCAGACGTCACCGCCAGCGTGCCGATTTCGGTGTTGGCATAATCAACCGGGAAAGTGCTGGACGTTACTGCGTCACTGTTATCAAAGCTCACAATTACAAACGCCTCCCCAAATACAGGCATGCCGTCGTACCGGGCATACCCGCGGAACCCCGTAAGCATCTCGCTGAACCGGGCATGCTCCGAGCTTTCGATCCTCGAACCCGCGCGCTCTGCCAGCAGGTACGCGGCGCCATAGCCGCCGATGACCTCGTTGTCGCCCGGCATCTCAAGCTCCACGATATCGCCACCGATTATGGGCATCTGGTTGTTCACGCCCGC